AGATTGAACTCTTGAAGCTGAACGTCAACGAGCACGTTGAGAAGAAGCAAAACCTGTCTTACCTGTCATGGGCATGGGCATGGGCAGAAGCCTTGAAGGCCGACCCTGCCGCCACCTTTGAGGTCAAGACGTTCAAGCATGACGCTTACACGGAAGTGCCGTACATGGCAGTCAATGGAACTGCGATGGTCTGGGTCACCGTCACCGTATTTGGGAAGGCCATGACTTGCTTCCTGCCCGTCATGGATCACCGCAACAAACCCATCCAGAACCCTGACGCATTTCAGGTCAACACAGCCATCATGCGATGCATGGTCAAGGGGCTGGCACTGCACGGATTAGGGCTCTATATCTATGCGGGTGAGGACTTGCCTCAAGTCGAAGAAACAGCGCCTGTAATCGTCAAGGCGCTCACTCCAGACGGCACTGCGATGGCAGATGTTCAGGTCAACACCGGACAGGCAGATGCCAATGCCGAATTGTTTGCCGAAGGGATGATGACCTACACAAACCATTGCACTGATGTCAAAGGTTTAAACAGTTACTGGAAAGCCAATCAAGGGCAGCTTGATGGTCTCAAAGTAAGCCACCCTGATCTTTATGGTCAGGTTCGTAACCGCTTCGCAGAACTCAAGAAGCAACTCACGGAGAAAGCAGAATGACCTACCAAACCAAAGCACCCGAGTACAAGCCGTACCCCGACAGCGGCTCCCTGCGCTCATCGACATCCAAGAAGGGGCCAAAGTCTCCCGACTACTGGGGGAACATTGCCATCAACCTGAAGGACATGACCAACATTAAAACGGAAGACGGTTTGACCATCGTTAAGCTGTCTGGCTGGAAGAAGGTCGGCAAGGATGGCAAGACCTATCTGTCCATCGGCGTTGACCGCTTTGTGCCAGAGCAAAAGAATGGCGGCTATACCGCCCCAGCCACCCGCCAAGAAGATGACTTTGGCGATTCTGATGTCCCATTTTGAGGAAAGCAACATGACTTTAAAAGCAAAGATTCTTGAGCACAAGAAAAACAACCCTGAGGCCACCGTTGCAGAGATTGCAACGCTCCTCAACACCTCCAAGACTTACGTCTACCAGACCATCATGGATTACAAGACGCCTATGAGGCCAAAACCCGTTAAGGCGGAGAAAAAGGAAGCGGCTCCAACGGTGGCTCAGTTGACCAACCAGATTAGTTTTTTGGAGAAACAAATTCTCACCCTCAGAAGCGATGTCTATGAGCAGGAGGCTGTTGCCAAAGCCTTGAGGTTGCAAAACCGTGGTCTCTCAAATGTGATCACTTATCTTGAGAGCAAGTTGGGTATCGATGAAATCGATGCACGGCTCGAGGCCACAAGGGACTAACGTGGCACTTCAGTTTGAAGCCCGTAAGGTGGCGTTGAAACAAGACCGCACAGGTTTTGTCTTGACGCTGGCGATCCACCCCGACGAGTGCCCAGAAGAGATTCTGCGTGACTTCGTTGGGGCGCGATACGGTTGTGCTCTGGTGCGGATTCAAGATGACGAGTCCGCCACTCAGTACAACAACAGGGTTCAGAAGGCAGGGATGCTCTGCCGGGAACCCAAGTTCCATGACCTCCTTGAGGTCAGCAGTGAAGCAGAGGCTGCGCTTGAGTTGTGTAAACGATGCGGCATAGAGAGCCGCACGGAGCTTCACGGGAACGAGGTTGCCAAGCAGTTGTTTGATGATCTTGTCAAAGAATACGAAGATTACAAATGGCCGGACGATCCGTTTTAAGGGAAAGAAAATGACATTCAGTACAAACTACAAACCGTTCATGACGTACCTGACGCCCAAGGACATCATCAGGTTGAAGCGGTTTTCTAAGACCGCCAAGACGCCGATGAGCCAGATTGTCAGAGATGCCTTGAGTGCCAAGCTGGCATCTGGCGATCCTTACACCAGCGGGTTCAATGATGGCTTAAAGAAGGCAGTAGACGTTGTCTCTGGTATCCAAGCTGCGCAGATGAGGTTTCCCTCGGGGCTGTCGTTTGCGGAGCTGGTAGACCAAGAGGTATGCAAACATGAAATCCTTTCAGGAGGTCATCATGCGTCTGACGGGGAATCGTAATCAATGCCAAGGGTGCAAGCAGTACTTCAACAGCACCACAGCATTTGACATGCATAGGACTGGAGAGCACGGCGTTGATCGTCGTTGCAGGACAACCGACGAGATGACCGCACTCGGGATGCTTGTTAATCATGCGGGGTTTTGGATAACGGAGAAATATGATGGAAACATGGACAGCCGATCACCTGAGCAATCAGAGCCCAACGAGGGTTGAACCCACGCGCCGCATAAGCGATCCAAAGTTTAAATGGCGGGACCCGTCAAAGACTGATGTGCAACGAACATGGCGCAAGGCAAGACTGCTACTGCGTTTAAATGGAGAAGCCTATGAAAGCCGTGCTCGAGTTCAACTATCCTGAAGACGAGAACAAGCTGGAGCATGCGCTAAAAGGCACTGCCTACCACGAGGCGTTAACCGCTATCGACACCATCCTGACTGCTCCATTTACAAAAGCAGAAGCACACAGCAGGGTCAGGAAGATCATTGCACAAGTACTAGGAGAAGCACCATGAAAGCATTGTTTGAATACATCAAGAAGTTGTTCACCCGTGTGCCACCAGTTGTTGTGGACGAGCACTGCCCCTACTGCATGGGCCTTGGCTATGACAGCAGTGGGTTTACATGTAGCTGTTTGAGGGAGAAGAAATGAAAACCACGATAGACATGGCCCGAGAAGTCAAGATGCCCTATGACTTTGTGACGGGTGAGCCAATCAACCTTGAAAAACTCAAAGCCTTTGAAGCCCTTGTTCGTGCTGATGAGCGCATGAGTTTTTATGGGCAAGACAAGCCAGCAGAATGCGCCGATGGTTGCCCACCAAACCAGATTTGTGATTACTGCCAAGTGGTTGCATCTGTTAAGGCAATGATCCTTGCCGAGCGTGAGGCGTGTGCAAAGGTGTGTTCTGACCTTGTTCCTGATATGTCGCGCACAGCAAATGACGCATCCGTTTGGGATGTTGCCACATTTGATTGCGCCGCTGCCATCCGAGCAAGGGGGAACACATGAAAGACGAAGCACTACGCATGGCGCTGGAGGCGTTGGAATGGATTTCCAATTTAGAAACAGGTCGCTTCATTCGCCAAAAAGCAACGGAGCCAATTGCCGCCATCAAGCAAGCCCTTGCAGCACCTGTGCAGCCTGTAAAGCCATCCCTGTGGGAGCAATACCATGCAGCACAGCCAGCACCTGTGCAGGAGCCTGAGTCGTTTGAGCAATGGAATGCCAAGCAGCACGGCGACCCGGAGGAAATCGGATTCCTGCAAGCCTTGCGAATTGCGTATTGCTCTGGGCAAGACAGCGTGATGAAAGCTACCCCACCCGCACAACCAGCACCTGTGCAGCCTGTGGCGTGGGGCGTTTTTGAGGGCGGCAACCTACACGACATGTTTTTTACTAGAGAGGAGGCAGACAACATGGCGCACCTCAAAGGCTTACATGCAGAGATCAGGCCACTCACCACCCCACCCGCAGCACAGCCAGCCGTGCCTGATGCGTTTGGAACGCGAGAGGGTGAGCATCCCGAGTACATCCAAGGCTGGAACGATTGCAGGGCTGAGATGCTGCGTCATAATTGACGCCTATGGCAAAAACAGAAAATGTATTCCAGCAGTGGGTGGCACGGTATCACCCTGATCCGGTGCTGTTTGTGCGGGAGGTGCTGGGGGTAGACCCTGACCCGTGGCAGGTGAAGTTTCTCCAGGCGATTGCCCGAGGGGACAGGAAGATTAGCGTCAGGTCCGGCCACGGGGTGGGCAAATCTACGGCGAGTAGCTGGGCCATGCTGTGGTACTTCATGACGCGCAGCCCGGTCAAGGTGGTGGTGACTGCGCCGACCAGCAGCCAGCTTTATGACGCGATGTTTGCGGAACTGAAGCGGTGGATCAATGCGATGCCGCTGCCTTTGCAGGGGCTGCTGACGGTTAAGCAAGAGAGGATTGAGTTCAACGCTGCGCCGACTGAGATGTTTATCTCAGCCAGGACGAGCCGGGCCGAGCAGCCGGAGGCTTTGCAGGGCATTCACTCTGAGTATGTGATGCTGGTGGCCGATGAGGCGTCAGGCGTGCCCGAACAGGTGTTTGAGGCGGCGGCTGGGTCGATGTCTGGCCACAACGCTGTGACGCTGCTGCTGGGCAACCCGGTGCGGTCCAGCGGGTTTTTCTACGACACGCACACGCGCCTGGCGGGGGAGTGGACCACGTTTCAGGTGGCGTGTACTGACTCGCCACGGGTCAGTGACGAGTATGTGAAGGAGATGGCGCAGAGGTACGGCGAGGACAGCAACGTGTATCGGATTCGCGTGATCGGGGAGTTTCCGAAGGGCGATGACGATACGGTGATTGCGATGGATTTGCTGGAAAGTGCGCTGCACCGGGATGTGGCGGCCAGCCAATCAGCGCCAATGGTGTGGGGTCTGGATGTGGCGCGGTTCGGCAGTGACCGAAGTGCCTTGTGCAAACGGCAGGGCAACGTGGTGACCGAGAGCATTCGGACATGGAAGAATCTGGACCTGATGCAACTGACGGGGGCGGTGGTGGCCGAGTACAACGTGCTGCCGCCAAGCCAGCAGCCCAAGGAGATTTTGGTGGACAGCATCGGCCTTGGGGCTGGGGTGGTGGACAGGCTGCGAGAGCTTGGCCTGCCAGCCAGGGGGATTAATGTGAGTGAAAGCCCAGCCATGGGCGGGACTTATAGAAACCTCAAGGCTGAACTTTGGTACAGGGCCAAGGCGTGGCTGGAGGCGAGAGACTGCAAGCTGGCCAAAGACGATGTGCTGATCAGTGAGTTGGCCACGGTGCGCTACACGTTTACCAGCAACGGCAAGATTCAGATTGAGGGCAAGGACGAGATCAGGAAGAGGGGTTTGCCCAGCCCTGACAAGGCCGATGCGTTTGTCTTGACGTTTGCAAGTGACGCAATTGCCGGGATGTACGGGTCGGCAGGCAGCAGCAAGTGGGGCCAGCCGCTGCGCCGAAACCTGTCAAGGGTTGCATAATCTGGGAATTACCAATCACATGGGGAATACCATGCCAATGAGCAAAGCGCAAAAGAAAATCGGTTCTGTAATGGGCGAGTACAAGGCTGGCAAGTTGCATAGCGGTGGCACTGGCAAGGTGGTAAAGAATCCCAAGCAGGCCATTGCCATTGCGATGAGCGAGGCCAAGATGCCCATGCGCGGCCAGCGCACAGCAACCAACCGGAGCAAAAAGTAATGGCCACTATGCAGCGCACCATGGAACAAGCCATGGACATGGAAGAGGGCGAGGACATGGAGGGCGAGAACTGCCCCTTGCCAACCCAAGACATTACGCTGAACCTGAAGAATCGGGCCAAGGCCATCACCAGTGCCGGGTACGGTCCTGAGAACCCCAAGCTGCCAAACAGCGCGTTTTGGGCGAAGAAGGCAGACCAGTGGGATGTGTCCACCGATGACGCCAAGCAAAGCCTGTGCGGCAACTGCGCGGCGTTCAATGTGTCGGACAAGCTGAAGAAGTGCATTGCCCAGGGCATCGGCATGGAGGCTGACCCGTGGGGCACGATCAAGCTGGCCGACCTTGGTTACTGCGAGATTTTTGATTTCAAGTGTGCGGCCAGCCGGACCTGTGACGCATGGGTGGTGGGCGGCCCCAATACGGGTGAGCAAGACGGTGAAGATATGGAGGACGAATCATGAAAGCAGGTCTTTACGCCAACATCAACGCCAAGCAGGCACGCATTGCCGCTGGCTCCAAAGAGAAGATGCGCAAGCCTGGCGCAAAGGGTGCGCCAAGTGCAGCCGACTTTAAGGCGGCGGCCAAGACGGCCAAGCCAGTGAAGAAAAAATGAAAACCCCGGCCTGGCAGCGCAAAGAGGGCAAAAGCCCAAGCGGTGGCTTGAATGCCAAGGGCAGGGCCAGCGCCAAGGCCGAGGGCATGGACCTCAAGGCTCCGGTCAAATCTGGTGACAACCCAAGGCGTGCCAGCTTCTTGGCACGCATGGGCAATATGCCTGGTCCAGAGAAGAAGGGCGGGGAGCCGACACGGCTGCTGCTGTCCCTGAACGCATGGGGTGCATCCAGCAAGGCTGACGCAAAGGCAAAAGCCAAAGCAATATCTGCAAGGAACAAGAAATGAACGATACCAACACCATCAGCACCGATGTGACTGCGGCCACACCCATGGACGATGCGGAGCTTGAAAGCATCATTGGGCAAGACCTGACCGATGCGGTCAGCTACATCGACAGCGACATTTCGCCAACACGGGCCAAGGGCACTGAGTATTACCGTGGTGACCTGTTTGGCAACGAGGTCGAGGGCAACAGCAAAGTGGTGGCGATGGAGGTGCGGGATACCGTGTCGGCCATGCTGCCCAGCCTGATGCGTGTTTTCTTCAGCACCGAAAATGTGGTCGAGTTTGTACCCCGTGGGCCGGAGGATGTGCAGTCTGCAAAGCAGGCGACAGACTATGCAAACTACATTTTCCAAAATGACAACAACGGGTTTTTGACCAGTTACGCAATTTTCAAAGATGCCTTGGTGCGCAAATGCGGCATTGCCAAGTTTTGGTGGGAGGATGACGAGAAGGTCAGCATTGACGAATACACAGGGCTGGATGACCAGACCCTTGAAATCTTGATGCAAGAACCTGATGCCGAAGTCAAAATCGTGGTGTCTTACCCTGACCCAAATGTTGACGAGATGCAGATGGTCACGGTGGACCCGGTGACGGGTGCGGCCATGGCTATGCCTGCGCCGATGATCCATGATGTGCAGATCAAGCGCATCACCAAGGATGGCCGGATTCGCATCATGGCCGTGCCGCCTGAAGAGTTGCTGCTGGACAGACGCGCCCGGTCATTTGATGACGCCACCATCATTGCGCATCGCCAGATGGCCACTGTGGCCGACCTGATCGCGATGGGGTATGACCAGGACGAGATTGAAGAAAACCTGTCAACCACTGACCTCGACAGCAACGATGAGTATTTGGCACGGCAGCCGCTGTCCACCACGTTTGGCACGAATGACGCAGCCAACCCGATGATGCGCAGAGTTCTGTACATCGAAGCATATGCGCGTGTGGACTATGACGGCGATGGCATCCCCGAGCTGCGCAAGGTCTGCTGCATGGGCGGCGGCTACAAGGTGGTGCGCAACCTGCCTGCGTCTTACATCCCCTTTGCCGACTTTCCCTGCGACCCAGAGCCACACACCTCGCCACTTGAGGCGATGTCCATTTTTGACATCACCCGCGACCTGCAAGAGATCAAGTCCGAGATTCTCCGCAACACACTGGACAGCCTGGCGCAAAGCATTCACCCCCGCACAGCGGTGGTTGAGGGCCAAGTCAACATTGACGATGTGCTGAACAACGAGACAGGCGCAATCATTCGTATGCGTGCGCCTGGCATGGTCCAGCCACTGACCACTCCATTTGTTGGCCAGGCGGCATTCCCAATGATGGAGTACATGGACCAGATCAAGGAAGATCGCACGGGCATGAGTAAGGCGGCCATGGGCCTGAATGCCGATGCCTTGCAGTCCAGCACCAAGGCGGCGGTGAACGCCACCATCAGCGCCAGCCAAGGCCGCATTGAACTGACAGCACGCATCTTGGCCGAGGGCATGAAGAAGCTGTTCAAGGGCATCTTGTTCTTGGTGACAACGCACCAGGACAAAGAGCGCATGGTGCGCCTGCGCAATGAGTGGGTGGCTATTGATCCCCGGCACTGGAATGCAGGCATGGATGCCAGCATCAACATTGGGCTGGGCAATGGCGACACCAATGAGCGAATTCAAGCCTTGATGATGATCATGGCCAAGCAAGAGCAAATCTTGCAGCAGCTTGGCCCAGCCAACCCGCTGGTGACCCCGCAGCAGTTCAGCAACACGCTGCGCAAGATTGTGGAATTGTCTGGGTTCAAGGATGCGTCCAGCTTCTTCCAAAACATTCCATCCGACTATGAGCCGCCTGCGCCACCAGCCCCCAAGCCAACGCCAGAGGAAGTGCTGGCGCAGGTGCAGGTCGAAAGCATCAAGGCCGACATCAAGAAAAAGGCGGCTGATTTGGAGCTTCAGCGCCAGCAGATGGTCATGAATGACGATTTGAAGCGTGATCAGATGGCTCAAGACCTGTATCTCAAGAAGTACGAAATTGAGTTAAAGTACAACTCACAGATCAGCACAGCCGAAATTGACGCTGCGCAAAACATTGATCGTGAAGCGATACGTCAGCAGGCGGTGATTGCCCAGCAGCAAGCAGCACAGTTTGTGCAGCAGCCGCAGCAAGCAGCGCCAATGATGTCACCCATCAACCTTAACGGAATGGCACAGTGAGCACAAACGAAGACCAAGTGCGCAAGGGCCGCAAGGCCCAGCAGATTCTCGAAAATGAAATTTTGAGCGATGCAGTTGCGAAATTAGAAAACGACCAGCTTTGGCTGTTTCGATCCTCGAAACCTGAAGAGTCGGCAAAACGTGAAACGGCGTGGTGCATGTTGCAGGCTATTGATAGCCTGCGGCAAGAGCTAATCAAAGTCATGGACAATGGCAAGATTGCTCAGAAGTCCATTGATCGTTCACCTAAACTGATTTAAGACTATGGCAGAAATACAAGCAATGAATGTGGCCGATGCGGCCACTGCTATCTCGGCAATGATGAATCCCGAACAGGGACAGTCGGAAATTGACGAGGCGCAGCCAGCCGAGGAGTCTGAAGAAGACACCGAGGCAGCGGCTTCTGCGGAGGATGAGTCTGGTGTGGAAGACGCGCCAGAGGAAGAATCCGCAGAGGAACAGTCCGAAGAGAATGAGGAGAATGAGGAGGAGGAGCAAGAGCAGACTTTCACCGTCAAAGTTGACGGCAAGAAGGTATCTGTGACCTTGCAAGAACTTCAAGAAGGCTACTCACGACATCAAGACTACACCCGAAAGGTGCAAAAAATTGTTGATGAGCGCAAGCACATTGAACAGGAATCAGCAACTATTCGGGCCGAGCGTCAACAGTACGCTCAATTGTTGGGTGCATTACAAGCACAACTTCAAGCAACCGAGCCACAAGTTGATTTAGAGCGTCTTTATCATGAAGACCCTATTGAGTGGGTTCGGACCAAGGAGGTCATGCGAGAGAGACAGGAGAAAGCCTACGCTATTCAGGCCGAGCAGCAGCGGTTATCTCATCTCTCTGAGCATGAACAGCAGCGTTCTATGGAGGCGCATCTTTCTAGCCAGAAAGATGCCCTTTTAAAAGCCTTGCCCCAGTGGCGAGACCCTATACAGGCGAAAGCCGAGAAGGCGCTGGTGATTGAATCTGCAAAGGCCGCAGGTTTTACCGAGGATGACTTGAAGAGCGTCTATGACCATCGACTTGTTTTGATTCTGCGCAAAGCAGGGTTATATGACAAGATGGTGAGCAAGGCGCAGGGCATTAAGCCTGTGCACAATGGCCCTCGGACCGCCAAGCCTGGTGCAGCGGGACGGGTTTCGACCACAACTGAAAGTACGAGGGCAAAGCAGCGTCTTGCAAAAACTGGCCGTGTCGATGATGCGGCTTCTGCAATTGAACATTTACTGAGGTAATCCAAATGACTATCGTAGCAAACACGTTCACGACCTACTCTGCAAAGGGTATCCGTGAAGACCTGTCCAATGTGATCACAAACATTGCACCCGAAGAAACCCCTTACATGAGCAACATTGGCCGTGAAAACGTGTCCAACAGCTTGTATGAGTGGCAAACCGACACACTGGCCGCTGCTGCTGCAAACGCACAGTTGGAAGGTGATGACGTTGGCAGCTTTGATGCTGTCGTCGCAACTGTGCGTCTGCAAAACTACGCACAGATTAGCCGCAAGACAATCATCTTGTCGGCCACTGAAGAAGTGGTCAACAAGGCTGGTCGTCGTTCGGAACTGGCTTATCAGATCGCCAAGCGTGGCGCTGAGATTAAGCGTGACCAAGAGTTCTCCATGCTGAACGGCGCAATCGCTGTGGCTGGCAACACCACCACATCACGCACCACTGCATCCTTGGGCGCGTTTGTCAAAACAAACACCGACAAGGCCACTGACGGTGCTGACCCATCGTACACAACGCTGCCAAACAGCGCCCGTACAGATGGCACAGTGCGCACATTCACTGAAACCATTCTCAAGAATGTGATTCAGAAAGTGTGGACGCAAGGCGGCACTCCAAAGATTCTGATGTGCGGTCCTGTGAACAAGCAGCGCGTGTCGGGTTTCTCTGGCATTGCTTCCAGCCGATTCAACATTGATGGCGGTGCAAAGCCTGCGACCTTGGTCGGCGCTGTTGACATCTACGTTTCCGATTTCGGCAACGTGCAGGTCATCGCCAACCGATTCCAGCGTGAGCGTGACGCCTGGGTGATCGATCCTGACTACGCCAAAATGACTGTGCTGCGTCCATACAGCCAGGTTGAATTGGCCAAGACAGGCGATGCCGAAAAGCGTATGCTGATCGTGGAATGGGGTCACAAAGTGTCGGCTGAAAACGCCCACGGCCTCGCAGCCGACCTTGTAACTTCTTGATTTGAAGCCAACGGAAAAGGCCAGGGAAACCTGGCCTTTTTTTTAAGATGATCCACAAAAGAATTTTTGACCAAAACAAAGAACAGGGCATCACACGTTTCTGGCATGAGAATGCCGAGGGCGATGTGACCGTCGAGACAGAACAAGACGTTACAGCGGTAATTGAGGCGAACAAAGCCATCTACAATGCAGTTGACGAGAAAGCCAATTGGACGGGTGAATGGCACTTGGTCGCAAGCATTCCAGAAGCCTTGTTTTACAAGATGAAGGCCGAGGGAAAGATTGATGATCAGGAGTACATGAAACGCTGGTTGAACTCAAGTGAAAATCAATTCTTCAGGACTCGACCAGGAAAAGTATGAACACCATTGCTGTATGCACCCCAGCCCGCGACCAGGTACACACCAACTATTGCTATTGCTTAGTCAACATGGTGGCGTATCACACACTCAGCACAGAGGACGCCATCAGTCTGAAGTTGATGCAGGGCACGATTCTCCAAAACCAAAGGGCAGACCTTTGCTTGGATGCAATGGCCGAGGGTTGCACGCACATCCTGTTTATCGACAGCGACATGACCTTTCCCCAGGACATGGTGCAGCGGCTGCTTAAGCACGACAAAGCCATCGTGGCGGCCAACTGCGCCAGGCGCAGAATGCCCACAGGGCCAACGGCGCAGAACTATGACGAGAACGGCAAGCGCATCCCTGTTTACACCATGCCCGAGTCCACTGGCTTGGAAGAGGTGGGCAGCATTGGCACTGGCATAATGCTGATCAAGCGCGAGGTGTTTGAGGGGATGTCTGAGCCATGGTTTGACATGCCTTGGCAGACCACACGGGGGTACATGGGCGAGGATGTGTTTTTCTGCAAGAAGGCACAGGAACTTGGCCACAAGATTTACATCGACCATGACGTTTCCCACGAAATCGGACACATCGGAACCTTTGAATTTGGGCATCCTCACACCTGGGCGGTGAAAGAGGAAATGGAAAAAGAGGCTAAAAATGGCACTTAGCACTTATGCAGAGTTGAGGACATCCATCGGGGATTGGCTTAACAGGTCTGACCTGTCGGCCACCATCCCTGATTTCATCAGCTTGGCCGAGGCCCAGATTGAGCGCACGCTGCGCACCCGGCAAATGATTGTTCGGGCCAATGCGTCTTTTGATTCTGAGTATGGCGCTGTGCCTGCTGACTTCTTGGAAACCAAGTCGCTGAAGCTGACCAGCACCAACCCACTGACACCCTTGGCATTCTTGTCAATTGATGACATGGACGAGGCGCGGTCGCATTACACGGCCAGTGGTCGGCCACGGTTCTTTAGTGTGGTGGGTGGGCAATTCCGAATCAGCCCAACACCTGATGCAACCTACACAGCCGAACTGATCTACTTTGGAAAGTTGACAAAGTTATCAAACAGCGTGGCCAGCAATTGGCTTTTAGCATCAAGTCCTGACATCTATTTGTATGGGGCATTGCTGCAAGCTGCGCCATACTTGCAAGACGATGCGAGAATTCAAACATGGGCAACTCTGTATGAGCGTGCCTTGAATGACTTGCGTACAGCAGATGATCGTGCATCGACATCTGGTGGTGTGCTGTTGACCCGAGCAAAGACTTTTGGATAAGGGCTGGATATGTCATCTTTTACCGATTACACAGAAAATCTGGTTCTCAACTTTTTGTTGACTACCAACACGGCCACACGCCCAACAGCTTGGTATGTGGGCTTGTTCACGGCTGCGCCATCAGACACTGGTGGTGGCACTGAGGTGTCGGGAAGCGCATACGCCCGAGTTGCCACCGGGACCATGACGGTTTCCGGCACATCTCCGACAACCGCGACCAACGCTGCGGCTATTGAGTTTGCTGCGGCCTCTGGTGGTAATTGGGGCGCCATCGGCTGGGCTGCCATTTTTGACGCATCCACAGGCGGCAATATGCTGGCCTGGGCGGCTTTGAGTACATCACGCACCATCAACGATGGCGATGTGCTGCGCATCCCTGCTGGCGACCTTGACGTTACCCTGACATGACATGGCTGCATATGGTCGTGGCAGTTATGGAGTTGGGCAATACTCTGAACCACGGGTAGGGTACGGCGGCGGCTCCTACGGGGTCGGCAATTATTCCAGAGGCTCCTTTGAGCCTGCTGTCTCGATTTCTGCAACAAGCGCCATGTCAGTTGGCGCAAGTGTTGTCTCCAACGTATCTGTATTGATCGAATCTGCCAGCACCATGTCGGTGTCGGCCACCAGGTTTACGTTTGCAGGTTTGACGGTTTCCAGCCAAAGCGCCATGACGGTGAGGGTCGTTGCGCTGTTTGATGCGGCGGCTGCCATTGCGGCCACCAGCAGCGTGGCAATTTCTGGTCTGCGGTATGCCATTGGCGCATCCACATTTGCGGCGGCATCTAGCGCCAGCGTGAGTGCCACCAGGTTTGCTTTTGCTGCTTTTGCTGCGGTGGACGTAAGCGCCATGACGGTCAATGCGGTTCGAGTGCCGCTGATTCAGATACTGATTGAAGACTTTGGCGCAATGACGGTCAGCACCAGCGTGATCGTCAACCAGGCTGTGCTGATTCAGGCCCAATCTGCAATGACGATCAGCGCCACCCGCAGGCAAAGTGCTGCGGTTGTTTTTACTGGTGTGTCCAGCATGACGGTGGCGGCAAACCTGAAATGGGTTCCAGAGGGTGACACGCCAGAAACCTGGGACACAATTGCCGACACAAACGAATCATGGACACCAGTGTCTGACACGACAGAAACATGGGAAGCGATTGCAAACACCAGTGAAAGCTGGACGCCAATCGCGGATAATTCAGAAACTTGGCAAATTGCCGCATGAGGTGAAAAATGGCTGATACCACGACCACAAACCTATTACTGACCAAACCCGAGGTCGGTGCATCGACTGACACCTGGGGAACCAAGATCAATACTGATCTGGACTCCATTGACGCTTTGTTTGATGCGGGTCCAGTGCTGAAGGTGACAAAGGGCGGTACTGGTGGGGCTACAGCCTCTGCTGCACGGACTGCCCTTGGTGTTGCCATCGGTACTGATGTCCTAGCTTATGACTCAAACCTCCAGAGTTTTGTCACTGCGTTTACGTTGCCCACAGCCGATAGCACAGCAGACTTTGTGCTGAAGACAAACGGTTCTGGCACATTGGGTTTTGCGGCTGCTGCTACAGGCGATGTAACTCTTGCTGGCGCTCAGACCTTTACAGGCACAAAGACCTTTGCTGGCACATCCTCTGCCCAAGCAATCATCCTGAACGATGCAGCAGAAGTCACCACAGTCTCTGCCACAGCAGCTACAGGCACTATTGCTTACGACATCACAACACAGTCGGTGCTGTACTACACCAGCAACGCATCAGCTAACTGGACAGTGAACTTTCGAGGCTCAAGCGGCACATCATTGGACACACTGATGTCCACAGGCCAATCCATGACCGTGGCTTTCTTGGTGACTCAAGGCTCAACTGCTTACTACAACAGTGCTGTGCAGATTGACGGTACAACTTCTGGCGTGACTACGCGCTGGTTGGGCGGCGCTCCGACAGCGGGTAATGCAAGCGGCATTGACAGCTACCGCTATCTCATCATCAAGACAGGCAGTGCAACCTTTACCGTCTTGGCAAGCAACACACAATTCAAGGCTTAATCTATGCCATTACAAGCAACAAGTGGTGCGGCTAGTTACGATGCTTTTGGTGGCGGCGTACCTGTTGTGCCTAACTACATTGAGGATGTGTTCCAGACTTGGCTGTACACAGGCAACGGCTCTACACAGACGATCACTAACGGGATTGATCTGGCGGGTAAGGGTGGGCTTACGTGGCTTAAATCTCGTTCTGCCGCAACAAACAATTTCTTGTTTGACACGACACGGGGCGCGTTAAACGAAATCAACAGCAACACCACAGAAGCTCAAGCATCTCTTGCAAATAGCCTGACAGCGTTTAACTCTAACGGTTTTTCTTTGGGGAGTGCTGCTGGCATTAACGTCAACGCAGCCACCTACGCCTCATGGACATTCCGAGAGCAAAGTAAATTTTTTGATGTGGTGACGTATACGGGGGATGGCGTAAACAACAGGGCAATTGCCCACAGTTTAACGTCTGCTCCCGGCTGTATTATCGTCAAGAGAACAAGTTCTTCTAACGACTGGCGCGTTTACCACCGATCAATGGGTAGCCCTGCTCAGAACTACTTTATGAGCCTGAACGCAACACAGGCTGCTTTCGATACATCGGTTGCAACGATGTGGCCGTCTGCACCAACCAGCACAGCTTTTTTTGTCAGCGATCAATCTGAAGTAAACGCTTCTGGCTCTACTTACGTAGCCTACCTATTCGCCCACAACGCAGGAGGCTTTGGCCTAACTGGTACGGACAATGTGATTTCGTGTGGGTCGTTTACGACCACTGGAGCAGTTGTTAACGTTACTTTGGGTTATGAGCCGCAGTTTTTGTTAGTCAAGAGAACGGATGGGGTAGATGATTGGCGAATCATTGACAACATGAGAGGGTTTTCGGCAGACAAAGATGACCAGATACTTTATCCAAATTCATCTGCCGCCGAAGTAAATTTAAACCCGTACATAGGCCCGACAGCAACCGGATTTTCAACAGCGGCAATCACAACGGGGCGCACCTACATCTACATCGCCATACGCCGTGGCCCGATGAAAGTGCCTACTACGGGGACGAGTGTGTTTGCGCCTGTGATCGGTAACGCTAGTTCATCAGCACCTTTTACAACCTTTAATACATCATTTACAGTGGACGGAACAATATACCAAGCAAGGACTGGAAGCACGGGATACGAAGAATCTCGGCTGCAAGGAAACGGTAGATATTTGCAAACAGCATCTACTGCGGCTGAACTGACTACCGGCGTGGTTGTCTGGGACAGACAGACGGGGGTTGGCTCAACGTCAAGCATAAATCTTAGCGACTATATTGGCTGGATGTATCGCCGCGCTCCCGGCTTCTTTGATGTGGTTTGCTATACGGGGACTGGAAGTGCAAGGACTGTGGCGCACAACTTGGCAGCAGTGCCTGAGTTGATCATTGTGAAGCGTAGAAGTGGCATTGCCGGTTGGCCCATATATTCAGCGCCAACAGGCATAAATAAACTATTGTTTCTGAATCTCACAGACGCAGAACAAGGCGACCCAAGCAACACATATTGGAATAACACATTACCAACTACATCTGTGTTTAGTCTTGGTAGTAATGTTCCCAATGCATCTGCTCAGACATATGTAGCCTACCTCTTTGCAACCTGCCCCGGCGTAAGCAAGGTCGGCAGTTACACAGGCACCGGCACAACACAGGCTATTGCTTGCGGCTTCACTGGCGGTGCAAGGTTTGTTCTCATTAAGCGTACAGACTCAACGGGTGATTGGTACGTGTGGGATTCTGCCCGTGGAATTGTGGCTGGCAATGATCCATACCTCCTGCTCAACAGCACAGCCGCTCAAGTGACGGGTACGGACTACATCGACACATCGGCTACTGGCTTTGAGATCAGCAGCACAGCGCCCGCAGCTATCAATGCCAGCGGTGGAACATTCGTGTTCCTTGCCATAGCGTAAATTTAAGGAGTAACAAATGCAAATTCGAACAAATGACGGTCGAGTAATGTACGAGGTAGAGTTCCGTACACACATCAAAGCCAACGGTGGCCCATCATGGGATACAACAACTCCTGAAGTCCTAGAGGCTTTGGGTGCTGATGTGGTTTTTGAAGGCCCACAGGCCACAGGCGGTACTGTCTACCAATACTCTGTATACGGTGGTGTTGAGCAGATTGATGGCAAGTGGTTTACCAAATGGAACCTTGGCCCATC